TCATGCAGTACCAGATACCGCAGTTCAGGATCATTGAGACCGTCCACAAACTCCCTACCGTACATTTCATCACGACCATTGGTGCAGGCAGTCGGTACATCATCTTTAACAAGCCGATCACCGATCATCAATATACCAGCCAACGCCACGTATTTTTCTTTAGCCATTATATCGACCACCGCCTTCGATAGACGCTGTTCGACGGTAAGTTCTTTTCCTAATGTTAACACTGTCTTGTTCTCCTACGTTGGTGGAAGGTGCAGGACTCCTGCACCTCCCGTTGTTAGTGTCACACTAACTATTTCTTGTCCGCTGCGAACATGTAGTTGTTCGTCATAGCCCACTCGGTGAACTTCTTGTTCGTCATAACGAGTGACTGTTTGCTGTACTTCGGAGCGCGGACGCCGTTGGCGAATAATCCCTGCGCTTCCTTGTCGAGACGAACCATGTACTCCATCCAAGGAGTGACCCACTCCTTGTCCAAACTCGCTAACGTGCGGTACACAACCATACACACGGCGGAGGCACTGTCTGGCACCTTGGCGTTGTGCGGGTCTTTCTTGATGCTTTCCAGCGTCGGCAACTGATCTGCCAACTTGACGAAAGCCATCAGGTCCATCGCCCCGCGATCACCAATGGTACCCATGAGCAAACACGTTAACGTTTGATCGTCGTAGTGTTCCCTCTGCTTGAGCCAATCACTAGCCGCCTCACCCGAACGTGGGGTGAAGAAGGCGGTTCTTTGCGCCCGTGGATGGAAGATGTAAGGATTTTCGTCTGGGTCTTTGACATCCTCGAACGAGGCGAACAACTGTGGATTATCCTTGCACCAACCGAGCATCGTATGGTCGATCTCATTGTTAACCCCCCATTCAATGAATTCGATGTTATTCGGTTTCCGCATTGGTGTAACGGTGATGCGATTTCGTGCGTGAGGCGGGAGTAGATCACCCACCCCCTCTGCGCCAAGATTAGTAGTGGCAAACACTAACGACTTCTCATGTAGTGTGTACCCACCGATCTTCCGCTCCAACATAAGCCGCAGCATCGCGTTCTTGACGGACGGGTTAGCCTTCCCGTACTCATCGATCATCAGGATGATTGGCTTATTAAGGTGGACCCCCAACTCTTCGTTGGTGGCATATTCTACATAGTCACCACCTTCGGCATCGTTGAGGGTAGCGAGTTTCGGTATCGTGATGTCACCAAGGTCTTTCGTGGTGCAATCAAAATAACAGGGGGTATGGGTTGGCAACTCATCTGCTAAGATGTTAAGGATTGATGACTTACCTGATCCCATGTGCCCTTGAAGTAGGACGGTGCGTTTGTGACCACCGCTTTTGATAGCCCCAACGGCTTGGGGTATATTTAACGCGTACATTGATTTGGCTGAATTTGCCATGATTTCGTTCTCCTACAAACGAGTTATTGTTAGTGTCGCACTAACAGATTAAACATCCAGACTTGGTAGTGATTTGATGATGTCGTCCACGTTTCGTTTTGTTTCGCGGCGCAGATGATCATCGTCGCGTAATGCCTCGGGTGTTATACCGTGCATAGTTTCTTCCAGCTTGCGCTTCATCTCCGACATCTGACTGCTGCCCGTGACGTTGAACGTGTCCAACAGGGGGGTGATTTCAAGCACATTCTCCACAAGACTATCGCGGAATGTTTTCTTGTCCTCCTTGCCCGTGTAGTCCAGACGTTCCGACATCTTGCTGAGTGCCGTGTACACACGCGTCCAGACTTCTTTGTACGAGTTCTCTATACGGTCAGCGTAGAATGTCTGATAGTGATCCGCCAACTGGGTGTTACCCTGATTTCCGATGTCCAGACGAAAGTCACCACTCTCGGGCATCGGTATATAGTTGATGCTGAAACTGAATTTACCCGAAAGCTGATCCGCTGTCGGATACTCGGCACGGTTAAACAAGTCACCGAGCCTTGCTTCAGCCTGTGAGATTTCCCAGTCGTATGCCGCTAGGAACGTGCTGACTTTGTTATGCCAATTCTGTTCATGCTCGGTCATCATCTTGTGGTAATCGAAATACGCTTTCGTTGGGAGAAGGCGTACCCCCGTGTCGAGCCACGGCATTGTCAGTCTGTAGTGCTCGTTGCGGATGTTGCCCGTGAGATCATGTACCGCCTCCAACTCGACGCAACCTCCAAGCAATTTCTTGTGGACGTTGGCTACACCCGTTTCGGCATTGTTGTCGTCGGTCACCTGCTTGGATGCCTTGCGATCTTTCTTCTTTCCAAGCCACTGTGATATGGATAACTCAACCATCATCGCTGACGATGATATCGACGGAACCTCAATCTCGGGTGCCGTATTTGTTAGTGCCGCACTAACACTTTCTGGGATTTTTTCCATCTCGGGTTTCCTTATTTGATTGTGGGTACGATGAGTTCTGCTAGTACCTCGCCGGTTTCGGCGTTGGTGTACACAACCCATGTGTTGTCGTGTCTTGTTTCCGTGCGTCTATTTATCTTCAACATGTATTGTTCTCTCTTTCTGTTAGTGTGACACTAACGTTTTGGTAATTTTTTTAACTCCAAAAAAACATACTATTTCTGATTATCACTAGTATACCACATCTATCAGATGAGATCAAATGTTACAGGAACGTGTTTATACGTGGCAGAACGTGTATTGTTCTGTATTGTTCTGTATTGTTCTGTAATGTTCTGTACGTAGGGTCGGTAACGCGCTGAAAAACCTAGAATGTTCTAATGTTCGCTTTTTCGGGAAATTGGAGAGGGAGATTTTGGATTTACTTTTTGCTTCTGAAATTAATCCGCGGAAGGGAAGGTCTTAAATGTTTCTTTATACTTTCTCTAAAAAAGAACATTATCATTATTATTATATATACACATGAAACACAATAAGTTGATAGGCATTTCTTCTCACAGTCTCACATGCGTTACCACGCATTGCTACAAAAACATAATGTTCTCGGGGTACCGAACATTGTACGAACATTACGAACATTAGAAAGAACATTAGTCGCTATAGGATACACCTTGGTTGAAGGTTTTATTCTTACTGAGTGCGGATCCACGACGCGGATGTTAGTGTCACACTAACAAGTTATGGTGTGTCAATGGCTCGCCGCTTCTCCGAGACTCGCCGCGCTCGGAAGAACTGGTTTCAAAATGTTAGTGACACGCACTAACCTAGAACCCCACGGTGACAGCGGCGGAAAAAAATAGGAAGTTGGCGTAAATCTTCGCTCACCGCGGCCTCGAGAACTGGTTTCAAAGGCACAAAAAAAGGAGACAGAGCCGAAGCCCTGCCTCTTGTTAGAATTCGTAGCCACGCCCGTAGGGATTTGCTATCGGGTGGTCTTTGGATACTGGGGTCGTTGGGTAGTATGTGGTTTCTGCTATAAGATATTTTATAAACTGATCAATTTCGGGTGCTTCATCAAAACTTGGATCTATTAGACGGATAGGTATGATGTTTTTCCAGTTAAGCATTGTTTTTCCTTTTAAAAAAAGTGGGGGGAGAAACTGCAGTCTCTCCCCCCGAGTTAACAACTAGCGCTTGTTGACTACAGTGGCCAGCTCTTCTAATTTTTCGAGAGCTATGACCAAGTCGAATTCTGCTGACTCAGCAGCCTCCAACCGTTTCTTGAGAGCAACACAAGTCTCCGAAGCGAAAGTCTCTATGGACTTAACATTCCGGGGATTTGTTATCCCAGCCGCAATATCTTCACGACGTTGGAGTTGTGTTCCAAAATCGTTTCGGCGTGCGCCGATTTGCATCTGTAAGTAGCGCTTTGTAACCTTCTGAGCCTCTGACAGAGACTTAGTTGGCTTGTCCAGAGTTTTACGGTTTGTCTCCGTAAATCCCAGGACAATAGCTGCAGTCACAGCATCAAAACGCTCTTTGTGCTCCGCGTATCCTTCGCTGCCCTTTTTAGGAGCTTTGCAGAAACGCGCCTCGAAACCACCGCTGTATAGAACGTCAACGGCTGTAGTCGTTGCAGTATCAGACGTACGACGTTTCGACACTGCATTAGAAATGGCTCGCACCATTTCTGTCGGCATTACATAAGACATGATGTCTTAGCCTTTCTGGCACCCTGACGACGCCAGAGCGCCGGTTGAACGAACAGCATGATCGCCGTTCGATGATTGAAGTAGACCACATGTGAACGAGTTATACTATGGCTGAAATATAAAAACGCATATAATTTGATAAAAAATGATAGCTATTGGTAGGCTCGCCGCGCCATCACTATAAAAATATACACTCGCCGCGCCACATAGAACTGGCATCAAAACGCAGACGCACCGCAGATTTCCACTCGCCGCGACCTTGAGAACTGGTATCAAAGGGTAGAGCCGAAGCCCTACCCCCTGAGATGTTAGACTATAACAACGTAGAGTATCGCCAGCATACAAGGACCAAGGATACATCCTACAAACAAACCACGAATGAATGCAGAGCTATCACTCATGGGATGTCCTTCCAACTTCTGATCTTGCGCCGTAACTCCGTATTACGTGCTTTCCGTGTGGCCTCACGTCTACGTAACTCCGCATTAGTGGAGTTGATGTAAGGATCTTGTGATCTAAACCGTGTGCCTAGATAGAAGAAGAAGCCATGTGATATAAGACCGAAAAAAGTAATCCACAGAACAGGTGTTAATCCTTCCATGATCTTTCCTTTCAAAGTTGGGGGGGAGCCGAAGCTCCCCCGAGGTTGTCATTTACCCATCTGTCGAACAACCAAGCTGGCAACTATCATAAGCACGCCAAACAAGGTTATGCAGAACCCAAGGATAAGGTGCGAGGTCTCACCTGCTGCAGCATTAGCGCCGAACAGGTCTGATATTAGGTGACCACTAAGAGCAGTGAACGCACCTAGCGCTAACAGTATGGTGCTATATACATATCGCATTGTACTGTGGTCCTTATGTTGTGGGGGAGCCGAAGCTCCCCCGAGGTTATGCGCGGTATGCGCGGTACTTAGCGATAAGCGGGATAAGAAGCATCGGTATCATACATCCAAGTATGATGCCCAGCACAGCGACCCGTGTGTATGGGTCAACTACTGCACCGACGCCATCGCTTACTGTGTTACCTACTGCACCACCTAACACTGCACCGATGCCACGTTCGGCACCGAGTAATGTTGGGAAGCGTGCGAGTAGCACGTCATCCATTGACAATCCCTTGAATGCGAAGGCAATGAGTATGCCATTATCCAAGAGACCGAATAGCAAACCGTTTGGTATGAGATCAAACATCAATCACCTCCATGTTGCTGTCGATGATTGTATTAGAACACAGTGTAATGAGTTATACTACAGATGGAATATAAACACTGACATAATTTGATAGAAAATAATAGAATTCGGTAAACTAATATGGGGCGACCATACCCACCCCCTATGCCCCCTTTGGCTTCAATGGACCCAGTGTGCTTCTCTATAATAGTAATATACTCAAATATTTTACGTTTTTTTGCGTTCCAGAACATTCAGGTTTTCACCCCTGATAGCGGGGACTATATGCACTTCGCGGGTATCCATGTTTACATAGGCTATACGAACCCCCAGTACTTTTTGTGTTTTTGATCGCACACGATGTATCCTGTGTGGTCCGTATCTTATTCCGCGCCCTTTGGCGTTCTTTACTTTGAAATATCGTAGACGTTCTTTTTTTGCGTCCAGCAGATAGACCTTCCCTGTTTTACCGGATATAGCTATTACATCTACAGGACCGAAAGATGCTTGGGGTCTGAATATGTAGAATCCTTTGTACAATAAATATTCTGTGAGTATTGTTTCGCATATTTGTCCTTCTATATGTCTTTTATCCATATATAGAACACCCCCCCTTTGGAGTCCCAAACGTCTTGTGGAAACTTTTTATATTTGGTACGTTGCAATACGGTTGACTACCTGCGGAAGAAATTAATGACTTTAGTCATAGAAGCTGAACTGGGAGTTCCCTTCTCCCCCGACACCCCATATGTAGATTTACAAGCGCGAGCCGAATCCGCCTGCAATACTGCTTTAAGGTTATCCGAACACGGGTTAGATGTACAACCTACAAAAGAGGATAAGGATATAGCAGCTAAACTTACGCTGGCTTACGCAAATGACCCTGAGAAGACTTCTAAAAAAGTTACGGCGAAAAAAGCAGCTACGCTGACCCCTGCGTCCCTGCTGATGACCAACAGTATATTGCAGGAGTTTGGTCAGTCCGTGGTGGAGAGTGCCAGACAGATACGGCACCTCGTGACAAACAAGCTGGTACTGGAAGCCGATAATCCTGATCCACGGGTGCGTATACGTGCTTTGGAGTTATTGGGAAAAATATCGGATGTGGCTTTGTTCGCGGAAAAATCGGAAGTGACTATAACTCACCAGTCTACGGATGATATAAGGGACAAGCTGCGGTCCAAGCTGGCAAAACTTATAAATCCCGAAGATGAAAACGAGGTTATCATTATAGACGGCGAAACTACGGACGTGGATACCGCGCTGGAGTTGAAGAAGGAGAAAGATACCCCCGATGCCTCCTGATACGGCGTTGAACAAGGATTTCACGGAAGAGGAAGTCCGGTTTATGCTGGGTAATCTCGACAAATATACGTCGGAAGAGATAACGGAGATAGACAGCCTTGTAGAAGAGTTGTCAGTCAGGAAATATAAGCAAAAAGTATATGATGACCTTATGGAATTCTGCAAACATATGCAGGCAGACTATAAGGTTGGCAAACATCATAGAATGTTGGGCGATATGCTCATGGATATCGAGGCCGGAAATAAGGATCGTATATGTGTCAACATACCACCCCGGCATGGTAAGTCCCAGTTGGTGTCAATCATGTTTCCGGCATGGTTTTTAGGTAGAAATCCCGGCAAAAAAGTTATGATGGTTTCCCATACCACCGATTTGGCTGTGGATTTTGGCCGTAAAGTACGAAATATGATTGCAACAGACGACTATAAGGCCATTTTTCCTACGGTTTCGCTCGCGGTTGACTCGAAATCTGCCGGTAGGTGGAACACAAGTACGGGTGGTGAGTATTATGCGTGCGGTATAGGCTCATCTATCGCCGGTCGTGGTGCGGATTTATTGATAATTGACGATCCGCACTCGGAACAGGACGTTATTAATGGTAATTTCGAGGTTTTCGAGAAAGCGTATGAGTGGTTCACTTATGGTGCCCGTACTCGTCTTATGCCGGGAGGAAGTGTAGCGATTATACAGACCCGATGGCACATGGATGACCTGACTGGTCGTGTTGTCACCGATATGTCCCAGAATGCGAAGGCTGATCAGTACGATATAGTGGAGTTCCCTGCCATATTGGAAATACCCGACGAAGAAAACTCCGGTTACACGCAAAAACCGTTATGGCCCGAGTTTTTTGACCTTGACGCACTGCTTCGCACCAAGGCTTCCATGCCTTCGTTCCAGTGGAATGCACAATATCAACAGGAACCAACGGCTGAAGAAGCCTCCATTGTAAAACGGGAATGGTGGCAGTCATGGGGGGATAAGAAACCACCGATATGCGAATATATAATAATGTCTCTCGATTCAGCGGCGGAATCACATAACCGGGCTGATTTCACAGCACTTACTACGTGGGGAGTTTTCTTAAACGAGGAGACTAGCGCGTATAATATTATATTGTTGAACAGTATTAAGAAGCGTTTGGAGTTTCCCGAATTAAAAGAGATGGCTATGGAGGAATACGGAGAATGGAACCCGGATTCTTTCATTGTGGAGAAGAAAAATTCAGGCACTGCATTGTATCAGGAAATGCGTAGAATGGGGTTGCCGGTACAGGAGTATACTCCTCATAGAGGTTCAGGAGATAAACTTGCGCGGTTAAATTCTGTTTCCGATATTGTATCTTCGGGTCTGGTTTGGGTTCCCACTACACGTTGGGCGGAAGAAGTGGTAGAAGAGATTGCTGGATTCCCGTTTATGAGCCATGATGATCTGGTTGACTCCACTATTATGGCTCTTATGAGATTCAGACAAGGTGGGTTTATAAAATTACCCACTGATGAACAGGAGCCAATACGATATTTTAAACAGCGTACTGGCGGGTATTATTAGAAAATGGATATTCTCTATTACGCTATTATCACGCTTTGTCCCGCAGACACAATTTGTAATACATCTGATAATTTTATAAGGTATTTTTCCGAGCCGTATGTTATTGAGCAAGAAGAAGCGAAAAATGGTTGGTTAATGGGTGAACGGTGTAAGGAAGCGGCCAGAGAATTACAAAAGAATATCACCATTGACGGTAGGCAATCTGTTCTTTGTGTCCAGAAAGATGTTTGGGACCGAATGCACCGATGAAAACTTATGTCCATGTCAACCAACATGTTATAAAACGCAATAATAAGACAGGTGAACGTGAACCTGTTATTACTGCTAAAACATACAAAGATAATAGATATGGGCATGAAGTGTTAATTGATGGTCCCTGTAAGGTAATATACAGACCCGATAAACCTTTATCCTGTGGTGCCAAGGTATGGATAGAGACAGAAGCAGAAGTAGAAGTACAAGGATAGATCATGGCTATTGATAAAGCGTTAACTCCTCTTTCTAACGGAGCCGGTGTTCCTCCTACCGGAGCTGACCTTGAGATTGAAATTGTCAACCCTGATATGGTTACACTTGATGACGGTAGTGTTGAAGTAACACTTATTCCCGGCAAGGAATCCGGGGATGATTCTTTTGATAGCAATCTTGCTGAAACATTAGAAGAAGATGTTCTGCAAAAGTTGACTGACGAAGTTATCGGTCTTGTTGATGCTGATATCGAAAGCCGTAAGGATTGGGCTGATACCTTTGTCAAGGGGCTGGATGTATTAGGATTCAAATACGAAGAACGTACAGACCCGTGGGATGGTGCCTGCGGTGTATACTCCACCATATTGGCGGAAGCAGCTATTCGTTTCCAAGCGGAAACAATGAGTGAAACCTTCCCTCCTTCGGGGCCGGTGAAAACAAAAATTCTTGGTGAGGAGACGAAGGAAAAAGAAGAAGCGGCTACTCGTGTTCAAGCAGACATGAACTATGAACTTACTGAACGTATGGTTGAATATCGACCTGAACATGAAAGACTTTTATATAGTCTGGGACTCGCAGGTTCTGCTTTTAAAAAGATTTATTACGATCCCAACATAGGTCGTCAGGCAGCTATCTATATTCCTGCTGAAGATGTGATAGTGCCTTATGGTGCATCCCATATAGAGAGCGCGGAACGTGTTACGCATATTATGCGTAAAACAAAAAATGACCTGAAGAAACTTCAGGCTAACGGATTTTACCGTGAAATAGATCTTGATGATCCACAACCGTTTCATACTGATATAGAGGAACGTAAAGCTAAAGAAGGCGGTTATTCCATAACGGATGATGACCGTTATGCAGTATACGAGATCCATGCCGATCTTGTTATAGAGGGTATCGACGATTCCGATGAGGAAATTGCGAAACCGTATGTAGTAACTATAGAACGGGGAACATCCGAAGTACTGGCAATACGCCGAAACTGGGATCCTGATGATGAACTCAGATTGAAGAGACAGCATTTTGTACATTACGTATATGTGCCGGGGTTCGGGTTTTACGGTCTTGGTTTGATTCACATTATTGGTGGTTACGCTAAAGCAGGTACAAGCCTGATACGGCAACTTGTCGATGCTGGTACTTTGGCGAATCTGCCGGGTGGATTAAAATCAAGAGGGTTGCGGATCAAAGGTGACGACACTCCCATAAATCCGGGTGAGTGGCGCGATGTGGACGTACCGTCAGGCAGTATCCGCGACAACATTACATTCCTCCCTTACAAAGAACCAAGTCAGACACTTTTGGCGCTGCTTAACCAGATAACGACTGAAGGTCGTAGGTTAGGCGCTATCAGCGATATGAATATCTCTGATATGTCGGCCAATGCCCCTGTTGGTACTACGTTGGCATTGCTTGAACGTACTCTTAAACCTATGGCCGCAGTACAAGCTCGTGTTCATTACGCCATGAAGCAGGAGTTCAAACTCCTTAAAGCGATAATGTCCGAGTATGCGTCGGAAGAATATGACTACCAACCTCTTCGTGGGGAAGTCGGAGCGCGTCGGGAAGATTATGATTCTGTAGATGTAATTCCTGTAAGCGATCCGAATAGTTCTACTATGGCGCAGCGGGTTGTGCAGTATCAGGCTGTCTTGGCGATGGCTCAGTCTGCACCACAGATATATAACCTGCCGCAACTTCATAGGCAGATGATTGAAGTATTAGGAATCAAGAATGCGGATAAACTTGTTCCTACGAAGGACGATGTAAAAGCTGTAGATCCTATAAGCGAGAATATGAGTGCACTTATCGGGAAACCTGTAAGAGCATTTATATATCAGGATCACGACGCCCACATCAGTACGCATATGTCGTTTATGCAAGATCCTATGGTTGCTCAATTGATCGGGCAGAATCCACAGGCCAAACAGATTATGGCATCATTGCAGGCACATATAGCGGAGCATCTAGGGTTCAACTATAGAAGGCAGATAGAAGAACGTCTTGGTGTTGACTTACCACCGCCAAATGAAGAGCTACCCGAAGAGATTGAAGTTGATCTTGCGCGTCTTGTTGCCAAGGCAGCTAAACAGCTTACACAATCTCATCAGCAACAGGCCGCACAACAGAAGGCACAGCAACAGGCTCAAGATCCTGTACTCCAGTTACGGCGTCAGGAAGCACAGACTAAACAGGCTGATGTACAGCGTAAAGCCCAGAAAGATGCAGCGGATACACAGTTGCAGCAGGCTGAACTGCAGCGGAAAGCCCAGAAAGATCTTGTTGATGCTGCTGTTAGTACCCAACGGGTTGAACTTGAAAAGGTTAAAACGGTAGTAGATGCCAAACAGGATCAGATTAAACTGGATGCTGATGTAAAGAAAGAAACCGATAAACTTGATCTTGAGATATTCAAAACAGTAACTACTCCACCTCCTACCCCGTCTTCTAACAACAAGAAAGAATAGGCTGAATGGCAAAAACCGTCTTTGACGTGCTTAAACAACGTATAGGGGAACATAAATCCTCTGCGGTGGAATTCCTTGCTGATGGTGGTCCGAAAGATTACGCCGAGTACAGGAATGTGTGTGGTTTGCTTCGGGGTCTGCAAGTCGCGCTGTCTCATATAGAAGACCTCTCGCGCAATTATTTAGGGGATGACGATGACTGAACCTTCCATAAAGCCAGAACCCAATAATGATGAAGAGTTGGAAGCACAACTTCCCGTTCCAGTTGGATATCATATTCTTATAGCGATGCCGGAAATTGAGGATACTTACGACGATACAGAAATCCTTAAAACGGTGTCTGCAAAACAGCATGAAACTATTCTGTCTATTATAGGACTTGTGCTGGATATGGGGGAACAAGCGTATAGTGATGAAGATAGATTCCCTTCAGGGGCATGGTGTGATGTAGGGGATTACGTTATGTTTCGTGCTAATTCAGGAACACGATTTACAATCGACGGCAAGGAATATCGTCTTATGAATGATGATTCCATCGAAGCTATTGTAAACGACCCCCGCGGTATTTCGCGTGCATAGGAGTTAAATATATGCCCTTCAAAAAAGTTGAATTCACATTCCCAGACGATGAAGAAGGCAGCAAAAAAATAGAAATAGAACCTTCTAGTGCTGTTGAAGTTGATATATCTGGTAAGAAAGCGGCAAAAGAGGATGAACCTGTCGAGGTTGTAGAGGCAGAAGATTCTAATGATGGTTTTGAAGTTGAAGTTATTGATGACACGCCAAAAGCTGACCAAGGTCGCAAGGCTTCTGAGCCTCCAGAGGAGATTACTGATGAGGAACTTGAAGACTACTCTGAAAAAGTTCGCAGAAGAATTAAACACTTCAGTAAGGGATACCACGATGAGCGTCGTGCTAAAGAACAAGCATTTCGTGAACGTCAAGAGCTGGAAACCTACGCTCAAAAACTTGTTGAAGAGAACAAGAATTTAAAGACTTCCGTTGGAAAAAACCAAACGGTACTTCTTGATCAGGCCAAACGTACAGCCGAAAGTGAATTAGCACAGGCTAAAAATGCTTACAAAGAAGCATATGAAGCTGGTGAGGCAGATGCAGTTGTTGAAGCACAGGAAAAGTTAACATCTGCTAAAATAAGAACTGATCGGTTAAACAACATACAATTACCTTTACAGGAAGATCAAACAACTGTAAAAGAAGCTAACACACAAGAATCCGCCCCGGTGAAAGTCGATGAGCGGGCCAGTGAATGGGCAAAAACCAACACATGGTTCGGTTCAGACGATGAAATGACAAGTTTCGCGTTGGGGTTGCATAACAAACTTGTCAAACAGGGTATGAACCCGCAAAGCGATGAGTACTATGAGGCCATTGATGGCCGTATGCGAGAAATATTCCCCGGTAATTTCGGGGATGTCGAAAAACCAGATAGGAAGACGTCTAAGCGTCAGGCGAACGTGGTTGCACCCGCTACGCGGAGCACTTCACCAAAGAAAGTGGTGTTAACGCAAACACAGGTAAACCTAGCGAAGCGTTTAGGGGTTCCTCTTGAAGATTACGCCAAACAGGTTGCGATAGAGATGAGGAAAAGTGCAAATGGCTGATAATCGAATTAATCGTGAACAGACTACACGTGATAAAACGGCCCGTAAAAAGGGTTGGCAGCGCCCGGAAATGTTACCTTCTCCTAATCCTGAAGAAGGGTATAAGTTTCATTGGGTGCGTGTGTCTACACATGGTCAGGTTGATGCCACGAATGTTTCCTCAAAATTACGCGAAGGTTGGGAGCCAGTTAAGGCAAAAGATCACCCGGAAATTACAATGGTCACCGTCGAGAACGAGCGTTTTAAAGACAATGTTGTAATTGGGGGGTTGATGCTTTGCAAAGCTCCGGCTGAACTGGTCAAAGAGCGTAATGATCATTACGCAGAGCAGAGTAAAGCTCAGATTCAGTCAGTTGATAACAACCTGATGCGAGAAAATGATCCTCGTATGCCGCTCTTCAATGATCGGACATCGAAGGTCACTTTCGGTAGCGGAAATTAATCTTAACGGGAGAATAAGCTATGGCTTATCCTACAGTAGACGCCCCTTATGGGCTAAAGCCAGTTAAGATGATTAGCGGTACCCCCTATGCTGGTGTTACCCGACAGTACACAATTGCTAGCGCGTATAACACTAACATTTTTTGCGGGGATGCTGTTAAACTCGTAACTGCAGGCACTATCGAGCGGGACACCGCCGATGCTGCTATGATATCTATTGGTATTTTTATGGGGTGTTCTTACACTGACCCCGGTACCAATCAGAAAACGTTCAAACAGTATTGGCCCGCTAGCACTGTTGCTAGTGATGCTAAAGGCTATGTGGTCGATGCTACGGATGTGTTGTTTAAGGCTGCGGTTGTATCCTCTGGTACTACCATTGGCGATTTAGCACTTACTGATCTTGGCGCTAATATAGCTGGGGTTGATAATACAGGTAGTACTACTACCGGTAATTCTAAAATTGCCATTTTGGATACTTCTGCCACTACCAATACTCTACCTTTCCGAATTGTAGAGTTGGTGGATGAGACCAAAAATTCATCTGGCGGCTTCACTGAAGCTCTCGTCAAATGGAATGCTGGTCACCTTATGAGCAACACAACCGGCATTTAGGGGAGTAACGTAAATGGCTATTTCACGTGCCCAATTACTAAAAGAACTCCTCCCCGGACTCAATGCTCTGTTTGGCATGGAGTATGCTAAGTACGGTGAAGAACATAAGCAGATTTTTGAATCAGAATCTTCTGACCGTTCTTTTGAGGAAGAGACGAAACTGTCCGGTTTCTCTGCCGCACCAGTCAAAGACGAAGGCTCTGCCATCGAGTATGACAACGCGCAGGAAGCATGGACGGCTCGTTACAATCACGAAACCATTGCGATGGGATTCTCAGTTACTGAGGAAGCCGTTGAGGATAACTTGTATGACTCTTTGTCTGCTCGTTATACGAAGGCTCTCGCTCGCGCTATGGCCTATACTAAACAGGTTAAGGGGGCGACTATTCTTAATGACGCCTTCTCCACCACGCTCGGGGATGGTGTTGTACTTTGCTCCACCGCTCACCCGCTTGTTTCTGGTGGCACAAACTCAAACACGCCGTCTACAGCGGCTGATCTTAACGAGACTTCACTAGAAGCCGCCGTTATATCAATTGCTGGTTGGACGGATGAGCGTGGCCTGTTGATCGCCGCCAAACCACGTAAACTGATTATCCCGCCTGCGCTGCAATTCGTTGCTACGCGCCTGTTGGAAACTCAGGGACGTGTTGGCACCGCGGATAACGACCTCAATGCTCTCAAGAACAACGGTTCTGTTCCTGAAGGGTATGCAGTAAACCATTATCTGACAGATACAGATGCATGGTTTTTGATGTCGGACGTTCCAAATGGCTTGAAGCACTTTACTCGTACCCCGATGTCTACATCTATGGATGCTGATTTCGATACGGGCAATAGCCGCTACAAGGCTAGAGAACGTTATTCATTCGGTGTTTCCGATCCTCTTGGGGTTTTCGGATCACCCGGTGCATAAAATTAAGGAGGGGGTACTTGTTGCCCCCTCTTTTTTTTGTTATATAATAATCTATCCCTGACAGTCATATTGAATGGCTGACACTAGCCACGACAGGAGATACAAATGGCTAACACAACGTTTAGCGGTTCCGTCCGTTCTGAAAACGGTTTCAAAGTTATAAATGTAGCTGCGAATACCGGGACTGTTACCGAAACTTCTTCCCAAGCATCCACAGGTATTTTCACCAACAAGTACATTAAGCATGTTGGTTACGCCACAGGCGTTACGGTTAATACTACTGCTGGTGATAGCCCCGCGATTGGTGAATTTACTCAACCAGCCAACACGATTATAACCAACATCAAGATTTTTTGTGCCACAGCTCCGGTTATTGGAACTGGTGACATCGGTTATGAAGTAGGTACTAGTAGTTCTGGCGCACAGATCGTAGCGGCTGTCACTGACCAGATTCTTGATGGTGGTACTACAGTTGTTGTCGGTAATGTGACATTGCCTTCGTTGGTTCTTCAAACTGAAAGTGGAACGACTGCCCCAGCTTCTGTGCAGTACACATCAGCAGCAAGAACCATTTACTGTAATATCACCAATACGGTAGATGCTACCACGGCTGGCTCTTTCACTTTCATTATTGAGTACGTACAGATTGCGTAATCGGAGGGTCTGTTTTTCTAATCATTATAGGGAATAGGATATGTCCTCTGATATTCAATCCACATTTATAGAAGCTGCAGCGGCAGATACTGATGGTATTTCCACCGCAGCGGCGGTTGGTGAAGACGCTAGTCTGGTTATTGGAGGCGCTTTAGCCTCTGGAGGAGCAGTTACTTTTGACCAACCACGCAATATAACTATCCTGAGCGCCGGTGACGACAGTGGGATTTCTTTTACTGTCACGGGGACAGATGAAACAGCAACCTCTGCAACTGAATCTATTACTGGCGCTAATGCTGGTACGGCAACAGGTTCAGCCTATTTTGCAACTATTACGGCAATTACTGCGGTAGGAGATCCTGCCGGGAATGTAAGTGCTGGTTCTGGTACATCTATCGCTGCGCCTATGTATAGGGGCAGAATGAGACTTCGTGGTATTTATGTTGTGAATACTGGTACTGCGGGTACGACTACCTTTAGCCAGACTTCTTCATCTGGTGCGGTAGCAATGAAGTTTAATACCGTAGCCTCCGCGAATACCACACAGTACCCTGATATTCCTGACGATGGAATTTTGTTTGCGGCTGGTGGTTATGTTTTGTACACACAAACCGCTTTGTCTTCCATAACGGTATTTTATTCATAGGGAATACGCAGTGCCTAGTAGAAGTCCGCAACAACGTAAGTTTATGCGGGCTATCGCCAAGAACAAGAAGTTCGCCAAGAAAGTCGGCGTATCTCAATCTGTGGGAGCTAAGTTTATGAAAGCTGATAAAAAGAAGAAGAAACGGGTACGTAAGTATCAATTTGGTGGACTTGCACGTACGCCTGAACGTGATCCTACCGCTGCCATGTTGGGGCAAGGTCTTGGGTCTATGGGAGCAGTTGAGGGAGCGACGGATGTTGGATTAGGTGCAAGAGGTGCTAGGCCCAGACCTAGAACTCCGCCTATGGGTTTCTCGCCTCGTAGTCGTCTTCCGACTATTGGTGCACCTGAAGGCCGGTTTAGACGCCCCGGCACTCCAAGGGATGAAGTTCGTGATAGACCTATGGGCTTCACGGTTGAAGATATTAAGCCTCGGAAAAAGAGGAAGAAGAAGAAATCCGCAGCAGGTGGCACTGTAAAATCTTATTATCATGGTGGTAAGATCCGTGGTTGTGGCAAAGAAACGCAGGGTCGTCGTAAGGCCAAGATGATACGCATGAAGGGTTCCTGATGGATAATGCAGTTGGGCAAAGGGTTAGTTATTCAGTGGAGCGAAGAATAAAAGCCTTCGTGAAACAGAGTAAGGCTCGGAAGCAACCATCTAAAGGTACGTGCAGCGATCATGTTAACAGAGATATTGAGGATTGCTGCAAGAAAACAGTGAGGAGAGATTAATGCCTACCGTAGGAACAGGAAAGAAAAAGAAGACGTTTAAGTACACTAAAGCCGGAAAAATGAAGGCTATGAAGTACGCTAAAAAGACCGGTAAGAAGCTCAAGAAAACTAAGAAAGCGTAGTTATGGCTACTTCGGGTACAACAGCATTTAATATGGATTTCGCGGAGATTGCCGAAGAAGCATGGGAACGTGCTGGCCGCGAAATGCGTTCAGGATACGACCTAAGAACTGCTCGCAGATCTATGAACTTACTTACTCTGGAATGGCAGAATAGGGGTATAAATCTCTGGACGATAGATTCTGATACCGTAAGCCTTGTAACAGGTACTTCCCAATATACCCTACCTGCCGACACTATAGATTTATTGGAACAGGTCATACGTACTGACAGTGGTGACACGACTAAACAATCTGATCTTAATATGAGCAGAATCAGTGTGAGTGATTATTCGTCAATACCTAATAAATTAACACGTGGTAGGCCCATACAGGTGTGGGTAGAACGTCTTATTACTGCTCCCCGCATAAATGTATGGCCGGTACCTAACAGTAATGATTATACATTTGTGTATTGGCGTATGAGGCGTATTGAAGACGCCGGGAATGGTGTTGAAACAGCAGATATGAATTATCGTTTCCTGCCTAGTTTGGTAGCAGGGCTAGCTTATGGAATTGCTATGAAGGAACCGGAACTTGCTCCTAGACTTCAGATGTTAAAAGCTGAATATGAAACCCAGTTTCAATTAGCAGCAGAAGAAGACAGGGACAAAACTTCAGCGAGATTTGTCCCTCGTGCTACTAGAATATAAGCAATAAACAGGAGTCCAGTAAGATGAATTGGATTAGAAGTAGAATAGTTGAACCAACTTCATGGCTTGCGGTTGGTGTTGGGGCGTTGATCCTTTCGATGATCATGCCGGGAAGTGCCTTTTATTTCTTACTTGCAGCCGCTGTAATGGCCGCAGCAGGGATTATTATGAGGGAAAGAGGTTAGAGGCTTTGTTATATGGTTGAAAGGTTTGCATCTGGTAAGAATGCCATTGCGGAATGTGATATTTGTGGATTCAGGTATAAATTACGTGAATTACGTAATTTGGTTAAGAAAGACAAAGTTACAAACATAATGGCATGTCCCACATGTTGGAACGAGGATCACCCGCAGAATAAATTAGGTATGTATCCTGTGGATGATCCTCAAGCCATACGAAATCCAAGGCCGGATTTTGCAGGTTATGCACAGAGTAGAGCACAGATTGTTGCCGTTACCTCAACAGGAGGAATTAACCCGGCGGGTAAAGAGGAAATACCACCTGTTATTGGCGCTGGATTTATAGGTCAGGTTGTAGTAACAACTTCCTAGGAGCTTGGTCTAGATATGAATTATACAGAATTAAAAACAAATATAGCAGATATATGTGAGAATACCTTTACGGATGCTCAATTAGCCCTGTTTGTAGACCAAGCTGAACAGAATATCTATAATAGTGTGCAAATACCCGCTTTACGAAAAAATGTTACAGGTACACTAACATCTGGCAATAAATATTTAGCTACGCCCGCAGATTTTTTATACACCTATAGCCTAGCAGTTTTAGATGGTGATGGTGTTTATACCTATTTAGTGAACAAAGATGTTAATTTTATACGGGAAGCGTACCCCAATCCTTCTACTACAGCATTTCCTGCACATTATGCGTATTTT